ACCAGCTATCTCACTCACAGGAATATTGAGTTGGATGCAAGTGCTGCCAAGGATGACGCCCCATGACTCATCGGAAGCCGATTTATTGGCCTCGACAAGCTGGTAGCTGTATCCGTAGCTCATGCTTACTCCTCGTCAGACCAAGCTTTGACCACGTCGTCCAAACCCTTCTTGGCGGTTGGAGTTGGCTTCTCAGCTTTGGCGCTTTCGCGTTTGACTGGCTCGGCAACAGCCTCTTCCGCTTTTGGTGCAGCAGGTGCGGGAGCAGCCAATGCAGGGGCACGGCCCGACGCATCCGCTTGGTACGGAGTCATCACAACCATCTTCTGAACTTCGGGCTTCTTAGCCACTTCGCTCGTCACTGCGTACTCACCCTTGTTGATGAATCGTGCAGGTGTGAACAAGATGGACTGGTTGTCGTTGTTCTCGTTAAAGCTCAACGTAGTCACCACGTAGTCCAAGCTCTTGCCGTTGTTGGCCAAGTACTTGGTGTAGTTTTCAAAGGTGTGGGTGTTGTCGGCAGTGCCTTCACCGAACAAGGACTTCGAGGCCAAGTTCAGTTGATAGACTTCACCTTCCAAGGAAGTACCAAAGTCTTCCACCAAGTTCACAGCAATACGGCGGCTGTAACGGCAAGCCTTCGATGTACCTTGACCCGAACCTTTGATGTTCTGAGCGCAGGTGTCGCAACGGCTAGCTTGTGGGGAAGACGAACCAGCATCAGGTGCCATGCCGTCATTGGAGAAGCAGTCAGGCGCACTTGGCTCCGAGTCTGGCGACCATGCTTTTGCGTAGAAGATACGACCGACTTTAGGCGATGCGTTCACGATGACGACGTCGAGGTCGCCCTTGACCTTGCCCATCTCTTCGCCGCCGACCATCTTACGGAAGATGCCGTTCTTAGGCACGATGCGTTTAACGCCAGTCTTGCCAGCGAGTTGTTTAGTGAGGTCACTGACGCCAGCAGTTTGCAGGAAGTCAGGCAGGTCTTGATTCAAAAGTGTGATGTTGCTCATTTTCATTTACTCCGATTAGTTCTTTGCGCGTCGTACGACGATGGTGTATTCATTCTCAACATTCAAGCCCATCGGCATAGCGTCAGGGTTCTCGTGCAGGAAATCCTTCATGTTGGTTTGATGCAAGCGTTTCTCCAGCAAGCCGAAGGCGTCATGCTCCTTGATGAAGTTGTACATAGAGTCCCAGTCGCCAGTCCAGTATTTCGACTTGACCGAACGAATGATCGTTCCATGTGGGGTGCGGATGCTATCTGCGTTCATCTCTTTGCAGGTGTCGAGCATCTGCTCGGCTAGCATCTTCTGCTGTTCTTCGAGGTCTTTGTCCACGTTCTCAAACTCGCGTTTGTTCTCGGCACGTTTATCTCGAATCTTCAAGTAAATTGAAGTCAGCTGATCTAGGTCTGGCCGTTCGGCCACTTCATTTTCTTCACTCATCTAATGCTCCGTTGGTTGAAAGAAAACCGACTATATCACAACTTTAGACATTGTCAAGCTCTGTCGAAGAAATTTCTTGTCGGTACAAATCAATGATTTGTTGGTGGTTGGATACGTTCCCCCGAAGCATCGAGTAGACCCGACGTTCGGTTTGGCTCCCACAGATGTGCACGATGGTCATTGGGTTGACCTGACCGGGGCGGTCAATACGTGCGTTCGCTTGGAGGTAGGTCTCCACGCTGGTACAGGGAGCGTACCAAATAATTGTGTCAGCGGCGGTAAGGGTAAGCCCGTGCGATGCAGCTTGTGGCTGGATGATGAGCACCTTAGTAGTCGGCTGAGTTTGGAAGTCGGTAACGATCTGACTGCGGCGGTTCACTGGCACTGCGCCGTTAATCACGTCACACGTTATGCCGTTCTTGGTCAGATGCTTTTGTAGCATCTCGATGGTGTGGGTGAAGGGCACAAACACCAGCACCTTGTTACTGCTCTCGTCGATGACTTCCTGCACCACGTTCATGCGGTTGGACACGTCGAACTCAAGCACCTCGCCAGTGTCGGTGTACACCGAGCCACAAGAAATCTGAAGCAGCTTGCTCATCTTCGTTGCGGCGTTCACTGCGGAAACTTCTTCGCCCGCTGCCTCCAACAACATCTCCTTCTTGAGAATAGCGTAGTACTTGGCTTGCTGCGGAGTCAATGGTGCATCACGGTCGATGAACGTCAGGGGTGGCAAGTCAATGCAGTCCTTCTTCACAAACCGAATCGCTGGCTGGAGGATGCTGTGCACCGTGTTCTTGGCAGTCGGCTTTGGAATCCATTTGAACTTGGTGAGCTGCGTCATAACCATGTCCTTGTACTGCCCGTGGAACATCGGCACACCCGTAGGGTTGATCAACTTGGCCAAGCCGTAGGCATCCAGTGGAGACTGCGCCGCTGGCGTACCCGTCAACATCCACAAGCCCTTGACGGTTTTGTTAATGTCACGCAGGGTCTTCCAGCGAGTTGTCTGTGCGTTCTTATACGCAGATGCCTCGTCCACAACGATAAGGTCAAAGCCCCCGTTGATGATTTCGTTCTTCACGATCTCGACACCATCGAAGTTGATGATGACGAACTCGGCACCAGCGTTGATGATTTCCTTGCGCTTGTGCGCACTGCCGTGGGCTACTGCTACTGTGCGATGTAAAGCGAACTTGAACAAGTCCTGTTGCCATGCCGACTTCATGATCGACAACGGGCAGATCACTAACACTCTCTTCACTATACTTCGCTGCATCAAATAGTCCACCGCCCAAATCACCGACGCTGTCTTACCTGTACCCTGCTCGTTGAAGCAGAACGCCTTGCGGTTGGTAGTCAGGAATTGCGCTGTTTCTTTTTGGTGGTTGAATGGCTCGAACCCGAAAGGGCGCGGCCACTCGTATTTCTCTAGGCTCATTTTTTCTTACGTTCTTTTGTGCTGGTCTCTGTCACCAGCTTGTGTTGTGAATTGCGTTTGAATGAACGGTTCTTAGCCGCCGACTCCAAGCGCACACCATCTTTGTTCGTGCCGCCCTTGGACAACGCCTTGACGTGGGCCACGTCTTTGCCTTCTCGCTTATCTGCAATGTTGTTGCCGTTCTTGTCGGCGCTCTTCTTGTCGATAGCTTCACGGGCACGTTGGCGCTCCATGCGGTCAGGCAGTTCGCCACGGGCGACTTGCTGTTGGTATTCTTTTTTATAGGGACGGGGTTTGTTCACGTACGGCATCGAGTTCTTTTCCTATGATGTGGTGGCTGTCAATAGATTCTCGCGTCAAGCCAAACTCCTCGGGGGTTGCTTCCCAAAGCGGCTTGCGCCCCTCATTTTCGATCAAACGCAGGTGTTTGCCAATCGTGACGCTGATCTCCATCAGCATGGCTTCTTTCTGTTTTGCAAACTGCTCCCGCATCTCTTCACGCACGATGTCTTGCACGATGCGTACGGCTACTTCTTTCACACGGCGCTTCAGCTCGTTCTCAAGAATCAGGGCTGTGTCGGTCTCTTGGTTTGTCATTTGTGTCATTATTTGCTCATTTGGTTTCGGATTACGTCTTTGATTCTTTGGTCCAGCTCGGGAGCGCCCACCACAGTTTGAGTAACCGCTTGTCGTAACTTAAAGTCCCAGTCATTCAAAGCCTTCGTTACCGTTTCCACGATTAACTGCTTCACATCGTCTTGCAACTTCAAATACGCCGCCGCTTGGTCTTTCTCATCCATCATTAACTCCTGTTATGTTCACACTGCTTCACTGCACAAAATCGGCATAAGGGTCCAGTCACGGGGTTCCACACACCGTTCTCTAAAGCTGCTTCGATTCGCGCAACGTCTTGGCTGGGCTTCTCCATGTACTTGGCCACCATCTCGGCATGGTGCGTAGCCTTGACGAACTCTTTGCTTACGACAAACAGCAGGGCTGACTTGATCTGCTTGATCTTGGGGTACTTCTTGAAGATGGCCGTGGCCACCAAGTCCAACTGTTTCACGTCGGCATAACGGGCGCTCTTGCTGGTTTTGTAGTCAACCGACCACGCCAGCTCCTTCTCCTCGTCCAAGATGACCAAGTCGGCAATGCCACGCCACCACGCCTCGGGTGCGTCAAACGCGCATGGCTCTAGGTCTTTGGTCAGGCCCAGCTCTTCCTCGCAAAGTTTGATCCCGGGGATAGCGGCTAGAGCGTCTAGCGTATCTCTAAGATATTCAAAGGCCGGTGGAATGTCCACGCCGTCACGGATGTACTCCTCAGCCACAGTGTGCGCCGACTTACCGTACAGCGTTGCCGTGGTGTCGGGCTCTTTCACATCCTTGGCTACCTTGGTGTGGTAGTACTTCTTCGGGCATTGTTGGAACGTCTTCAGGCTACTGAAAGACCATTTAATATTAGCAGTCACCGTACGATTCTCCATATCCGCTTTCGCAGTTCAAGGGCAACTCCATGCCCCACTTGGGTCGGATGCGCATACACATCTCGACGTATTCCACAGCAGTGTTAACTTCCTCGGTCTTGACGATACAAGCCACCGCGTCATGCACAGTCATCACAACGTGGTACTTCTTGGCAATCATCAGCATTTGGTCGCCGATGATGATACGCGCTAGGGCTTGGCATACGTTCTCGATTACCTTCCCGCCGTAGATGCGGTTGGGGATAACGGCTCGGCCCTTCTTGGTGTCATACACAATCTCGACCTTGCCTGTTTCCTCGTCGGCCTTCTGACGCAGGTTCGGGTAGCGGATATACAAGCCGTTGGGCAAGCGGATGCCGTCTTTACCTTCGATCTTCAGGATGCCGTCACGCCCGAGGGTAGTTGTTTGGCCGCGCAAGATTGCTTCTAACGCAGTACCTGCTGACTTCCACAGTTGAGTGATTCGGGGATAGGTTTGACGATAGGTACTGATGATGCGCTGGGCTTCATCAAGCTCGACAACAACTCCAAAGTTTTTAAGCTGAGCTTGGAATTTCGCCGCCCCCATGCCGTACCCCGCGCCCAAGATTGTCGTCTTGCCCACGAACCTTTCGTCTTTGGAAATCTCCTCGACTGGCTTGCCGTAAATAGCAGATGCCATGATTTTGTAAACGTCCTCGCCACGGTCAAATGCCTCCACTAAGTCGTCTTGCCCAGCTAGCCATGCCAGCGTACGGGCTTCAATTTGCGATGAGTCGGAGTCGATCATCATGTACCCCGCAGGTGCGAGGATTGCTTTTTTCAGTGTTGAACCACGGGGTAAGTTTTGAAGGTTAAGTTTGTCATCCCCACCCCAACGACCGGTATGAGCCGCGTAATAGCGGAGGGGAACTGGCATGGCTCCCCGCCGAGCAATCCCGATGAAACGCTCTGTACGTGATTCCTCAATAGTTGACTTAGTCCCGAGACGAGCCGCGACCAACGCCTGTACTTGCGTGTTCGGATGTTCCAAAAGTTCTTTAAACGCCTCGTCTGTCTTTGCGAACGCATAAGTTTCCTTCCCTGTGGCGAGGCTCTTCTTCATTGGCGGCACGACACCCCACGCACGGAGCGAGGCGGCGAACTTCTCGTTGCTCATCAAGTCGTCTTTGTGGAAGTTCTCCAGCAACTCCTTCTTGCGTTGGCGCTCTTTGTGTAGGTGTACGTTCAGCATCCCCTCGTCCAGTTGTAAGACTGGCTCGGTGAACATACGGATGGTCAGGTCGATCAGGCGCAACTCAGTCGGCGGGAAGTCTTGGCTCATACACCCAAACAAGTCCCATGTCAGGCGCACGTCGTTCTTACAGTACTCGCCATACTGCGCTAACTGTGCCGGTGGAAAGTCTGTGCGGCGCAATCCCTTTGCATCGTTAACCTCAGTGCCCTT